GTGTAAATGTTATGTAAAGTTATACATGAAACAACAAGAAACATTGATCAATATTGGGAAAAATTTTAATAGTATCTAAATAATTAAAAAGTAATTAAAATAATGGCAAAACCTGCATCAAGACAAGAGTTAATAGATTATTGCTTAAGAAAGCTTGGTGCTCCAGTATTAGAAATTAATGTTGCAGAGGAACAACTTGATGATTTAGTAGATGATGCTCTTCAATACTTTAATGAAAGACACTTTGATGGTGTAGAAAAAATGTTCTTGAAGTATAAAATTACTCAAGATGATATTGATAGGGGGAGAGCAAGAGGAAATGATTCTTCAGTTGGTATAGTAACAACCACAGGAACTAGTGGAGGAAGAACAGCAAACTGGGAAGAAAATAGCAATTATATTCCAGTTCCAGATCATGTAATTGGCATAGAAAGAGTTTTTAAATTAGACAACAGAACAATAACTTCAAATTTATTCAATGTAAACTATCAACTATTTCTGAATGATATCTATTGGTTTAGCTCTACTGAAATGTTAAATTATTATGTCACAAAAAGATATCTGGAGGACATTGATTGGATAGTAAATCCCCAGAGACAAATTAGGTTTAATAAGAGGCAAGGTAGACTATACTTAGATATGAGTTGGGACACTCTTCTGCCAGATCAGTATTTGTTAATTGAGTGCTATAGACTTTTGGACCCAAATGACTACACTAAAGTATACAATGATTCTTTTTTAAAGATGTATCTAACATCTTTAATTAAAAGGCAGTGGGGTCAGAATTTAATCAAATTTACTGGCGTGAAACTGCCTGGAGGTGTTGAATTAAATGGAAGGCAAATATATGATGATGCAATAAGAGAATTGGAAGATATTAAATCTAGAATGCTAAGTGAATATGAAACTGCTCCCTTTGATCTAATAGGATAAAATGTTAAACCCATTCTTCATTAATGGAACTAGTTCTGAACAATTTTTAGTTCAGGATTTAATTAACGAGCAATTAAAAATGTATGGCATAGAAGTTTACTATATGCCAAGACAGTATATAAGCGAAGGCAAAATTATAAAAGAAGTTCTGTATTCAAAGTTTAATCATGCATTTCCAATAGAAGCTTATTTGGTAAATTATGATGGGTTTGATAGCAACAGCATAGCTTTATCAAAGTTTGGTATTAGAATTTCCGATGAAATGAATTTAATCATCTCTAAGGAAAGATTTGAACTGTACATTTCTGAATTGATGAAGTCAATCCCAAATGTTCCTAATGTGTTAAGACCTAATGAGGGGGATTTAATTTACGTCCCACTTTCTGACTCTATAATGGAAATAAAGTATGTTGAAAATAGAAAACCATTTTACCAACTGCAAAAAAATTATGTCTATGACTTAAAGTGTGAACTATTTGAATATGAAGATGAAGAAATTAAAACTGGAATTGTAGAATTAGATGATAATTTAAAAGATGTTGGATATGGAGCACTCATAACAGTTTCAGGTCTTGGGATAACTGCTACTGCATATACAGCTCTGGTCACTGGAGGAATACAAAAAGTAGATCTTGTAAGTGGTGGATATAGATATACTTCTCCTCCATCAGTGACTGTATCATCGCCAATAGGTGGAGTCAAAGGAAGATTGGTAGGAATGACCACCAGTGCCAGATCCTTGACAAGTTCACAAAGTGTAAACAAAATATACATAGAAAATCCTGGAACTAATTATAATCCACAGAAACCTCCAATTGTCTCATTCTTTGGGGGTGGTGGATATGGGTCTAGTGCTCAAGTATCTATAGCAAGTTCAGGAAGTATTGGTCCAATAATATTAACATATGCTGGACAAGGATACTATTCTGCTCCAATTGTTACTATAGATTCTCCAGTTGCTGGAGGAACAACTGCTATTGCAGAGGCATTTCTTAATGCTAGTGGAGGAATATCAACAATTAGGATAATTAATGCTGGACTTGGGTACACTGTTGCTCCAAATATTACTATCTCAGCAGGATCCACAGTTTCTTCTGGAAACTTTATATTTGGAGAGTCTGTAAGAGGTCTTCAATCAAATGCAGTTGGCATTGTAAAAAGTTGGAACTCTGAAACAAAGCAACTTAATGTTTCTGGTATGGGAACTGACTTTGTAGTTGGAGATATTATTGTTGGAGCAGCATCTAGTGCAATTTATAGAATAAGTAAATATAATACTTATGAATTGGTAGATTCATATGATGAAAATAATGAAATAGAGGAGGAATCAGATGGTATCTTAGATTTTACAGAAATAAATCCCTTTGGGGAAGCATAACCATTAAATAGTAAATAAAGATTTTTTAAAATGCTTGGAAATTATTTTTATCACAGAACAATAAGAAAAACAGTTACAGCCTTTGGAACACTGTTTAATAACATTCAGATCAGACACTATGATAATTCCGATACTACTCCAATTTCTGTATTAAAAGTCCCTCTTGCTTATGGTCCTATTCAGAAATTTCTTGCAAGAGTAGAACAAAATCCTTCTGGTGATAGAAAAACAGCATTGACATTACCCAGAATGTCATTTGAAATGACTAGTATTGATTATGATGCTCAAAGAAAGTCTTCAGTAACTCAATCATTTAAAGCATCTAGAGTGGAAGATGGGAAGACCATCAATAAATTGTTCATGCCAGTTCCTTACAATATTGGGTTTGAACTTAACATTTTGGGCAAACTGCAAGATGATGTTCACCAAATAGTGGAGCAAATTCTACCATATTTTCAACCAGCTTTTAATTTGTCAGTAATTTTAATTCCTGAGATCAATGAAAAAAGAGATATACCAATAACACTTAATAGAATTGGGTTTAGGGATGATTATGAGGATAATTTCAATAGCAGAAGAGTCTTAATTTATACATTAAGTTTTACTGCAAAAACATATTTCTTCAACGAAGTTCCAGAAAATAATCAAGGATTAATTAAGAAAGTTCAAGTAGATTATGCAACAGATGCTATTTTAAATGCAAGAAGAGAAGTAAGATATACTGTCACACCAAAAGCATTAGAGGACTATAACTCAGATGGCATAATAGATTCCACAGATGATTCATTAATTGAATTTGGAGATGACTTTGGATTTAATGATGAAATAATAGAGTTTCAGGATTTCAAAGAATATAGTTCATCTCAGGGCGATGATGTGGATGTATAAAAATGATGGAAAAGTATGATGCTATAGAAAAATCTCTTGATGTAGAAACTAAAATTGTTTCTACTGAGGTAGAATCTGTTGAACAAATTGCTGAAGAAATTGTCAAGAAAGACCCTCAGAAAGATTATGAGTACAGTAGGAATCAACTTTATAATTTAATAAACAAGGGACAAGAAGCAATAGATGGCATATTAGAAGTTGCTCAAGAATCTGGACATCCAAGAGCATATGAAGTTGCAGTGAATGCTATGAAGCAAGTTGGAGATTTGACTGATAAATTATTAGATCTCCAGAAAAAAATGAAGGATCTTGATGAAGTTGTTAAGGGTCCAACAACTGTCAACAATTCTCTTTTTGTGGGTTCAACAGCAGAACTTTCTAAACTTATAAAACAAGGTCTTCTAAATAATATAGAACAATAGTATTTACTATGAGAGATCCAAAAGGACCTGTAAAATCATATAAAAGTCCAGAAGAAATTGCTAAGAAGCATAAAGTTTCTTTGGATAAGATTGTTCAGCAGGTCAAAATAGGGACTAAAGTTGAAGGTGAACACACTACAAGCAAAAGTGGAGCAAAAATTACTGCCCTTCAACATGTGGAGGAACTTCCTGATTATTATTCAAAATTAAAAAAAATGGAGAAAATGAAAGAAGGAAATCTTCATGCCTGGTTTTCACAGTCTAAATCAAAAAGTGGCAAACCTGGATGGGTTCAATCAGATGGGTCTCCTTGTGCTAATGAACCAGGAGAAACAAAAACCCCAAAATGCTTTTCAAGTTCAAAATTAGCAAGTATGTCTAAAGGAGAAATTAGATCAGCAGTAAGAAGAAAAAGAGAGCAAGATCCTGGACAACAACAAAAAACTGGTGCAGCAAAACCAACTTATGTTTCTACAGATACCCCAAAGAAAAATAAAATGAAAGAAGAATTTATGTCAGAGGAAGACAAAAAAGGCAAAGGCAGTGGCAAAAAGGATGCTTGTTACCATAAAGTGAAAGCAAGGTTCAAAGTTTGGCCAAGTGAATATGCTTCTGGAGCACTAGTTAAGTGTCGTAAAGCAGGTGCTGGTAATTGGGGCAATAAATCAGAATCTGTTGAACAACAATACAAAGAAGATACAAAGTATTGTCTTCTTTGTAAAAAGAATGA